ATGAAGACTTTCACAAGAGAGAAGAAGATATATTGTGGAGAAAAGTATTTAGAAGTAGATATATATACTTACACAAAAAATCAGGAAGAGGTAAGTAGAAGAGGCAAGAGATCTAAGAGAAAAAAAGAGAGTGAACCAAAGCAGAAGAATCTGAATGATAAAAATGCAAGAAGATATTTAACACAGTTAGCAAATACAAATTTTGGAGAAGGTGATTTACACGTTGCTGTAACATATAAAGATAAGTTTTTACCAGAAACAATAGAAGCGGCTGAGAAGGAGATATCCAACTATTTACGCAGAATTAGTTATAGAAGAAAAAAAGATGGACTGGATTCCTTAAAGTATATACTTGTGACAGAATACAGCGTTGAAAAGGATGGAGAAAAACCTGTAAGAATACATCATCATATTTTTATGAATGGTGGTCTTAGCAGAGAGGTCATAGAAGACCTTTGGAGCAAAAGAAAACAAAAAGGACAAAAGAAGGGTGAAAGCATAGGCTATATAAATGCAGATAGATTGCAGCCAGATGAAAATGGAACTGCAGCTCTATGTAGATATCTTACAAAGTATAAGAATAGAAAAAAGCGGTGGAGTTCGTCACACAATTTGAAAAAGCCGTGGTCCCGAACTAATGACCATAAATACAGCAGAAGAGAAGTTGAAAAAATATGTAAGGAAATACCTAGCAGGTCATACTGGGAAAAGAAATACCCAGGATGGACCCTTACAAACAGTGATTATGGATTTAAAGCTGAATATAACGATATAACCGGATGGTCCGTATATTTAAAGATGAGACGACTAGAATGAGAAATACACACAAACTATTAACAGGTTATACACAGGTTATCAACAAAAAAAGAAAGGAGGGTAAGGGCAAAATGAAAAGTGTAATTATTGAAAATTTTCTCGATGAAAATTATGAGTGTGTTAGTAAACTTTATAAATTTAATAAACGTAATGTAGGATATATTAATTTTCCTATGTTTGCTGTATATGAAAATCCTATAGATTTTCCTAACAAAAAGGAAAGAGCTCGAAGCTATTGAAAGTAAAAATAAAGAGGAACTAACAAATAGAGAAGTAGAAATTGAGAATCTTAGAACTCATATTAAAAGTATAAATGAGCAGCTAGCCAAGGCTCAAGTATCTGGAAACAATGAGGATGTTGAAAAGCTTCAAGCATCTCTTCATGAAGCTGAGGATAAGCTATTAGATGCAAGTAAAAAGATAGAAGATTTAGAGAAGGCACTTAAGGAAAAACCTATAGAGGTTGTTGCTTCTCCAGAGGTTATTGAAAAGATTCCTGAAGAAGTTGAAAAAGAGCTCCAGGATCTTAGAGAAAAGGTAAAACAAAGTTCTAGTAATAATGAGCCGGTAGTTAAATTTTCAATATATTTTGAGGAATTAGTCAATACATTCAAAGCATTACTTGGTGCTTTATCAGATATAGAAGAGGATGAAGTTAAAGAAAAGTATAAAAAAGCGGTTATGGGTGTTATAGGCAAGATGTCTGAAAAGCTGTAAATGAGGTGATAACGTGGAAGACTATAAGCAGGATGCAGAAAACTATATTAATTTAGTTAATGAATTTAATACCTTACAAGATGTAGAGTACGCAAGGGCATATAAGATGCATAAAAGTGCCCTTGCCCAGTATGAAAGATGGAGCAACATACTAATTGAAGTCAGAGACCTTGAAAAGGTCACAAAAACTAAGCAAACAACTTTAAAAGGCAGAATAGAACACATTATGAGAGTATTAAATAATATTTACACAAGCTGCAGGATGATCTGGAATAAAGGTGAGCAAGAGGAAAGGATAAGGTAGTTTATAAGTAATCGAAATATCCCATTTGAAAATAAGGGGGAAAGAATATGCCAGGGCTGATGATAAAAGTTATATGTATTAGGTTTAGAAATTTTAAGGAGAAAATTAGACTAGTAAAAATGTATGAGCGTAAAAAATATAAGGTGGAAATAATAGATGATAAGTTCGTTTATGCAGAAAAAATAAGATATGAATGATTGGATAGAGGAGGATTAAAGATGTTATTAAACGTTATTTTAATACTAATTGCTTTAGAAGGTGCAGCTAATATAGGACTAACATATAAAAATTACAAAGAAGTGAAGGAACTTAAAGCTAAAATTAATGGATCCACTGAAATTGTACAAGAAGTAAAAATAACAGTAGATGGAGCTGGTAAAAGCATCTCTGAAGAGATAAGAAAGCAAATTTATAATTTATCATTTATGGGGATAAAGATGAAATAACTCAAAAGGAGTTGATATTTTGCCTAATGTACACTATTTAAAAACATGGACACCATTTTTTAATGATATTAAAAGCGGAATTAAGCAGTTTGAAGTACGGAAAAATGATCGAGATTATGAGGTTGGTGACACATTAATATTAGAGGAGTTTGAACCAAACAAAGAAAGGTATACAGGAGCATGGATACCCAAATTAGTAACTTATAAACTTGATGATATTCGCTTTGTAAAAGAAGGTTATGTAATTTTGGGAATGGTAGATATTAAATTTTGATGTTACGCAAAGTAAAGGATCTGTAAGAAAGATGGTGATAATCATAGTTATTAAAGAGTTAACGCCAATAGAACTACTAAAACTATCGCTTGAATACAGCATATCAAAGAAACATCAAAAATCACTGATTGAGAGAATAAATAAGCTGGAAAGAAAACCAGTTAAAGAAGATAAGCCTAGGAAAAAAGTACAAGCCACTCAGGAGAGTTTTTTATAAAAAAAAGAAGGGTGATATGATTGAAAATCATAATAATGAACTGTAGCAGGGAAGGGATTTGGTATAAAAATAAGATAGGAAAAACTTATACTGTTCAGAAAGAAAATACAAAAGACTATATAGTAACTACTAAAGATGCTGGAGGAAAACTTGGGCACGTGTTAAAGCAGGATGCTGAAGTTATAGAAAAGTAGATAAAGTGAAGAAAATACGACAGAAAGTTGGTGAGAAAATGAAACAGATTAGTATACTAGATGAAATAATAGTGGATAATTTTGCAGGCGGCGGGGGAGCATCCACTGGAATAGAGTTAGCCATAGGGCATAGCGTAGACATAGCTATCAATCATGATCCTGCGGCTATAGCAATGCACAAAGCTAATCATCCAACTACAGAGCATTATCAGGAATCAGTTTGGACTGTAGACCCAATTAAGGCTGTAAGAGGTCGTAAGGTAGGTTTAGCTTGGTTTAGTCCAGATTGCAAACACTTCTCAAAGGCAAAGGGTGGGAAACCTTGTGATAAGAAGATAAGGGGATTGGCATGGATTGTTCTAAAATGGGCAGCACTTGTTAGACCAAGAGTGATTATGTTAGAGAATGTAGAAGAATTTCAGACTTGGGGGCCTTTAAATAGGCGCAGACATCCTATAAAAAGTAAGAAGGGTCAAACATATTGGAAATGGAGAGGACAACTCGAAGCATTAGGATATCAAATTGAATCTAGGGAGCTTGTGGCAGCTGATTATGGAGCACCTACAAAAAGAAAAAGATTCTTTATGGTTGCGAGGTGTGATGGTAAACCTATAGTATGGCCTAAACCTACTCATGGAGATAGACATAGTGAGGAGGTTAAGGATGGATTATTAAAGGCATATGTACCAGCTGCTGAAATTATCGATTGGGATATCCCTTGTAAAAGTATATTTGGCAGAAAGAAGCCACTTGCGGAAAATACCATGAAACGTATAGCAAAAGGAATAAAAAAATTTGTAATTGAAAGTCCAGAACCTTTTATAATGCAGATTGGTCAAACTGGGTTTACAAAAGATAGGAATAAATCAATTCATGAACCATTAACAACAATAGTAAGCAAAGCTGAACATTGCCTGGTAACTCCGTATTTGATTCAATATCACTCTGAAACAACAAAGGATGGAGTGAGGGGACAATCTATTAAAGAACCAATTATGACATTAGATAGCTCACCTAGATACGGATTAGTAAGTGCTTTTATTATACAAATGAATAAAAACATGATAGGAACAGATATGAAAGAACCATTGAATACAATAGTTGCTGGACCTGGTCATATCGGTGAGGTAAGAGCATTTCTAATTAAGTATTATGGTCAAGGAGTAGGGCAGGATATCAAGGAGCCTTTAGATACTATAGTGAGCAAAGATAGATTTGGATTAGTTACGATTTATGGCCAAGATTACCAGATAGCTGATATAGGAATGAGGATGTTAGAACCTCATGAACTATTTGCAGCTCAGGGATTTCCAAGCAATTATGTTATAGATCGTGATTATGAAGGGAAAAAGTATCCCAAAACGGCACAGGTAGCACGTTGTGGTAATGCGGTACCTCCACCATTTGCTGAAGCACTAGTGAGAGCGAATTTACCAGAGTTGTGTGAAGGTAATGGAAAGTTTAGAGAAGCAATTTAAATATTATTTTATCTGTATATAAAGATAAAACGATAAACAGATAATTCAAAAATATACATCAATAAAAAAGATATTTTATCAAGACAAATTATGTAAATAATGCGTATTAACAAATAAGAAAGGAATGATTGGTTTATGGGAAAATGTAAGTATTGCGAACAGTATCCAAGAGAATTAGTAGATAAAAAAATAGAGGTGTTAAGTTCTGATTCAACATTGCATCTAGTGAGTTCAATATGTGGGGATAGGTTTAATGTTACTTTACTAATTGACAAATTTGGCAAGAGGTTTATAGGCTCTGGAGTTGAAGAAGCATGTGATGAACAAGGGAATTTAAATGTTGAAAGTTCAATACCTATTAAGTTTTGTCCTATGTGTGGCAGAGAATTGAAATAGTCGCATTACAAGATATAGCTGAAGATCTTGATTATATTAATTGATATCAAGGAGAGAAAAATTATGAATGAAGATCAGAATAACTTAGATGAATTTGAAAGAGTTGGGCTATATCTAACCGAAGCACAAAAAGACTACTATAGATATGTGGGGATAACACCTCAGATGATTATACAAGCTATGGTAGTTGATTTGGAACCTTTGAAGAGTTTAGGAATTTTTATAGAAAAACAAGAAGTTGCATTTAAAAACTTACATAGGAAAAAAACAAACAGAGTTGGAACAAAATAAGATTCTTTGATTAGGTTTCTAGAAAAGTCAAAATGCAAATACCAGGTGAAGATCTTGAATATTATGTGACTTATTTAAAGGAGTGATTTTATGGGGTGTAAATTTTGTTTTTTAGGGTGCGACATAATAAATTCCGACAAGTGTTGTTTTGAATGTGAAGAACAACAAAAATGTGATAAGGATTGCAAAGGTATGCCAAAAGAATATAAAGACTGTGAGTATTACAGGGATTAGTTCATAATCCAACTAAGTATTACCTGGCTATTGTAAATTTATGATAGATGGGTGATGTGAAAATTATAAATTCTTAAAGAGGTAAGTCTAATGACAAATAAAGAAAGGTTTATGGAATATGCCAAGAAAAGACTTAAAGAGAAAGAATATAAAAGAAGAAAGTTTTTAGTTGATTTAGCAGATACACAAAATAGCGGGATTGAAAAGTGCGCCAGAGGTAGGTGGAGACGTGGACAACCATAGATAAACTCTCTTAAAAAATAATCGTATAGAAGTGATTGACGTAGGAGGTAATACAGTATGGGAAAAAACAACATAAATGTGGACGAGTTAATAAGTAAGGCTACAAAGGAAGCTATAAAGGAATATGATAAGGAGAAAAGACAGGAGCAGAGGAAGAAGGTGTTTCACAATACAAGATTACTTTTAAGTCATTACAATGATTTAAAAAGCCATGTAAAAAATGCAATAAGTGATGCTACTAGGCTAGAAACAGATTTGATAGATATAGGAGAAATAGATCGTGATGAATTGTATATTCTATCTATAAAGAAAAGTAAGACTAAAACATTAATTATGATTGCTCATATAGATGTATCTATGGAAACTCTTGGAAATAAACAACGTAAACTATGTTCTCCAGAAAAATATGAAGCTTTAAAGATGTTCTTTATAGACGAAATGACATATGAAAAAGTTGCGGAACAGTTAAGCTGCAGTGTAATAACTGCTCGAAGGTGGATAAACGAAATGATTAATGAATTAAGTATAAATCTATTCGGTATAGATGGCATGAAATTAGATATGATATAAAAATGATAAAAAGATGGTATTTTAATGATAATATGGATATGCTAGAATGATAGTATGAAAATATTGGGGTGTGCCACAGCAGGGATTACAAACTGGTGGCACAGTAAAGAGCACTTGGTTAATTCTAGTGCTCTTTTTATTTAATGAGGTGGAATAACAATGAGCAAAAGAGATGAAAGCATAGTTAAAATGAGAGACTTGTTTAGAGAGACGGCAGATATTATAGATGAGATGTTAGAGTTAGAAACAAAAGAGGCAGCGGGTCAAGATGTAAGTAAAGAAGCGGAGAGTGTAGCAGGTAGGTTTATGTTTAAGATGATGGAAATAAGTAGCCTTGGTGATTAGTAATGCTAAAGAGTTGCAAGTATTGTGGTAAGATACATGATAGTAAGTATGATTGTGGTAAGAAACCACAGAGAAAAAAACAGAATAATCATAAAGATAAATTCAGATGGACTAAAGCTTGGCAAAAGAAAAGGGAAGAGATAAAGCAGAGGGACAATTTCTTATGTCAGGTGTGTATTAGAAAGCTGTATGATACATATAAACAATATGCATATGATAATCTTGAAGTTCATCATGCAATAGCACTTGAAGAAGACTTTGAAAAGAGGTTAGATAATGACAATCTTATTACAGTATGTGGACATCATCATGAGATGGCAGAGAGCGGAGAGATACCGTTAGATGTTATATTAAAGATTATTATTGAACAGGAGAATAAAAGTTTATGAAACTAGATTTTATTATTAAACAATGCCAAAAGCATCCCCCCTAGTGGCAAGGTCAAAAAATAGCAGGGGTCAGAACACCACATGCCCCCATCTGTAAATAAAATATTCCCACATCAACTTTTTAAAAGGAGAAAGTATGAAAATTATTATTCAGCAAATAAGGTTAGAAGAAATTTATTCTTCAATAAATGATATATATAGGACACATAGTCGGAAAATAAAGAAAGTAAATAGGACGAAACGTGAAATAGAATTTATGAACGGTGATAAGATAAAATTTACTACTACAGAATCTAAAAATGTAGATGGACTAAAATCAGATGTAGCTATAGGACCAGATGCAGAATGTATTACTCTTGCTTCAAAACATGAGAAACGAATCTGGGGTTTTTCTGATTTATATAATTATTTGAGAAATCTATAATTGAAAGGAGGCTTTATTATGCCTACACCACCCAAACCTTTTTCGGTTTTAAAAACTGAAAAGAAATCTCATAGAACTAAAAAAGAATTAGCGTTACGAGAAAAAGGAGAAGCTGCATTAGCTACTGGTGTAGCTATAAAAGAGCGTCCAGAAGTTAAGAATAATCCTGTAGCACATAAAGAGTTTTTAAGAATAAATAAGCTACTTAAAAATATAGAAAAGAATGATTCTATTTATGAGCCTGTTATAAATAGGTACTGTATAATTCAAGCCGAGTGTGCAGATTTTGAAAAGAAAAGGGAAGAACTATATAACCTTATTGAAACGTTAAAGGAAACTTTTTATTCGGTTATTGATGAATTGGAAGGAAAAGAAAAATCAAAGGAACTTAAGAGCTTCAGCAATAATATGGCTTGCCTAGCAGGAAGCATGATAGAACTTGATAAGCAAGTGCAATCTAAAAGAAGAATGCTTTTAGATATAGAAAAGGAAAATGTAATGACTATAGCTTCAGCACTTAGAAGCATACCTAAAAAAGAAGAAAAATCAACTAATAAATTGTTGGAAGCACTAAATGGAAGTTAAAGAAAGTAAGGCTTACAAATATGCTGAATGGTGTATTGTTGAGCCTAATAGAAAGGTTCCAAGGTATGTAAAAAAACAAGCTAAAGAGTGGCTAGATATTGCCGATGGGAAAAGTAATGAAGCTTATGTGGACGAAAAAGAACTTAATAAAATAAATAAACTTTTAAAGTTAATGGTGCATCCTGATCTAATGTGTCCAATGGATGAAGGATTAGAAGATTATGCCTGGTTGCTTATAGTAGCAACTCTATGTACTAAGTTAAAAAATGATGAAAACAAGGATATAAGGTACTACATTACAGCTGTATTAGAGATAAGTCGTAAAAATTTTAAGACTTTCAATAGTGCGGTTATTTTTATACTTTTATTACTTACGGATAAGCCCTTTTCACGTTTCTTTTCGGTTGCTCCAGATTTAAAGCTATCATCAGAACTTAAAATTGCTATAAGAAAAATAATAAAAGTTAGTCCTTTATTGGCAGAAGAAGATGTATTTAAAGTACTTAGAAGTGAAATAAGATGTTTATTAACAGATAGCGAATATGTACCTTTGGCATATAGTGAGGACAGAATGGATGGTAAACTTGCTAATGCTTTCCTTGCTGATGAAGCGGGTGCAATGGACAGTTACCCTATTGAGGCTATGAGATCCTCTCAGATAACTTTATTCAATAAGTTAGGAATTATAATAAGCACTCAGTATCCTAATGATAACAACGCCATGATAGATGAAATTGACATATCTAAAAAAACATTAGATGGCCTTATAGATAATAGACGAAGATTTGCATTACTATATGAGCCAGATGATGAATTTTTAGTTGAAGATAAATGGCAAACAGAAGATTTAGTAATATATCAAAGTAATCCTGTTGCTGTAGCACATGATTATATATTTCAGGCCATAAAAGATATGCGAATAATGGCTATTTTATATGAAAATAAAAGAGAAAATTACCTTTGTAAGCATAACAATATTAAATATAAAGGGCTTGGAGTAGAAGGATATATCGAAATCACTAAGGTTAGAGAGTGCAAAATCAAAGAAGATTTGTCCTTTTGGGAGGGCAAAAGAGTATATTTAGGATTGGATTTATCACAAACTGATGATAATACCTCAGTTGCAATGGTTACTGAACATGAAGGAAAGATTTATGTTAAAGTATGGGGGTTTATACCTAGTGATAAAAAGGATTATAAGAGTAAAAGAGAAAATGTTGACTATAATAAACTGATAAAACAAGGTGTTTGTTTTGAATGTGGAGATGAGGTAATAGACTATGGATTTGTTGAAACATTTATAACTGGAGATAACGAGCATGACTTAAAAGGACTTGAAGAAGAATATGGTGTAGAGATAACGCAAATAGGATATGACAGATACAATGCAATAAGTACAGTGCAAAAGCTTGAAGCAGCGGGATATGAATGTGTAGAAATAAAACAACATTCAAGTGTGTTGCATATGCCTACAAAGCTAATAAAGGAACATATACTTAGTAAAAATTTCTGTTATGATGAAAACCTTATGCTTGAGATAAATTTTCAAAATGCACGTTGCACAGAGGATACAAATCTAAATAAATACGTTAATAAAAAGAAATCTGCAGGGAAGGTTGATATGGTCGTATCAACTATAAATGCGGTTTATTTATTGCAGCAAGATATGCTATTTGGAGAAGATGATTTTGGAGCGCAAGTCATATAGAAGGAGGTGATAATATGGGGTGGTTTAATCGAAAAAAAGAGAGTAGAGCTGACGAAACAACAGTAACTCCTCCAGCGGATGATGTATTATTAAAGGCGTTACTAGGTTCAACTACTATTACTAAGGAGCAGGCACTGAATATTCCAGCTTTAAAAAGTTGCATAAACTTTGTAGCGGATGCAGTATCAATGTTACCTATTAAATTGTACAAGCAGGAAAATGGAAAGGCTATTGAGGTAAAAGATGATATAAGAACTAAGCTATTGAATGATGATACAGGTGATACATTAGATGCTGTGCAGTTTTGGAGAGCATTGTTATCTGATTATTTTCTTGGTAAAGGTGGATATGCCTATATAGGCAAAGAAAAAAATCAATACAGAGGGTTATATTATGTTGATGAAACTAACATATCTATTATAAAAAACGTAGATCCTATTTTTAAAGATTATGATATTTTAGTTAATGGTAAAACATACAAGCCTTATGACTTTATAAAACTACTAAGGAATACTAAAGATGGTGCTCAAGGGATAAGCATTATTGAAGAAAATAGCTTAATTCTTAGTGTAGCTTATAATTCGCTTGTATATGAAGAAAATCTAGTTAAAAAAGGTGGGAATAAGAAAGGATTCTTAAAATCACAAAGAAAACTGGGAGAAGTAGCTATAGAAGCATTGAAGACAGCATGGAGGAATCTATATAGTAATAATAGCGAAAACGTAGTTGTATTAAATGATGGATTGGAGTTTCAAGAAGCTTCTAATACTTCTGTTGAAATGCAGTTAAATGAAAATAAAGAAACTAACTCAGCAGAGATTTGCAAATTATTTAATATTCCAGTTAACATCATAAAAGGGACTGCATCATCTAAGGAATACACTAATGGTTTTAAAATGGGAGTTATGCCTGTATTAATAGTAATTCAATGTGCTTTAAATCGAGAACTACTTCTTGAAAAAGAGAAGAGTTCTTTTTATTTTGCTTTTGATACTAAAGAAATGCTAAAGGGAGACATTAAGGAACGATTTGAAGCTTACAAAACAGGCATTGAAGCTAATTTCCTTCAAATAGATGAAGTTAGATTCATGGAGGATCTTCCAGCATTAGGTCTAAAGTGGATTAAGCTAGGGCTGGATTCGGTTTTATATGATGTTGAAACTAAAACTATTTATACACCTAACACTAATCAAACTTCAAGTATTGATAATTTGAAAGGGGGTGAAAATGATGCGAATAGAAATAAGGAATGATAGTGTCCTTTTGGATGGGTATGTGAATGCTGTTGGAAGAGATTCAAAGCCTATTATAACTGCAAAAGGGAAAATGGTTGAGCAGATAGAACCAAGAGCTTTCGATAGAGCATTGGAAAGAGCAGATAATGTTGATTTGCTACTTAATCATGGTAAAGAATTAGGCTCATTTAAATATGGAAATTTGCAATTGTTTGAGGATAATATTGGACTTAGAGCAATATGCACTGTTACAGATTCAGAAGTTATGCAAAAAGCTAAAGATGGAAAGCTTAAAGGCTGGTCTTTTGGAATGTATGTTAATAAAGACCGGATTGAAGAAAGAGCCGGAGATATACCACGGAGAATTGTTTCGGATTTGGATTTATTTGAGGTATCTATAATAGACGATCGAATGTCTCCTTGTTATGTTGGTACTTCTATTGAGCAAAGGGCAGACCAGGAAGTAATATCAGAGCAAAGAGGTGATGAATTTAGAGCAGTTGTTGTTGATGAAACCACAAAGACACCAATCGATTATTCGGAATTTGAAAAAAGAATTCAAAAAGTGAAGGAAAGAAAGGAAGATTAATAAATGAAAAACGTAAAAAAAAGAATTGCAGAATACAGAGCTAATTTAAAAAGTCTAGTTGAGCAAAGAAATGATAAAGTAGTAGAAATGCAGGCGATTGTCGATAAGGCAAAAACTGAAACAAGAGCTATGAATGATGAAGAAATGACAAAATTTAATGTACTTGAGAAGGAAATAGCTAACATTGATGCAACAATTAAAGCAGAGGAAAGAGCAAGAGACTTAAATCTTAATGTTGTTGACCCTAAGAAAAAAGAAGAGCTTAGGGCAGAAGAAGCAGAGGAAAGAGCTTTTGCAAACTATATCAAAGGAGTAGTTGAGCAAAGAGCGGACATTAATTTAACCACTGGCGATAATGGAGCCATTATTCCTTCATCTATAGCAAATAAGATCATAAAGAAGGTATATGATATCTGCCCTATATACCAACTTTCAACTCGTTACAATGTTGGCGGCACTTTAAATATTCCTTACTATGATGAATCAACTCAGACAATAACAATGTCATATGCTACTGAATTTACAGAGTTAGAATCTACTTCTGGAAAACTTAAGAGCATTGAATTAAAGGGTTTCCTAGCTGGGGCGTTAAGCAAGGTTTCTAAGTCTCTTATAAATAATTCTCAATTTGATATTGTTAACTTTGTTATAGGGGCTATGGCAGATGCTATATCAAAATGGATAGAAAAAGAATTACTAAATGGTACTGTAGATAAGGTTGCAGGACTTAGCACTGTTACTCAAAAGGTGGATGCAGCAAGTTCCACTGATTTGACTGCAGATGAATTAATTGATGTTCAAGAAGAAGTTCCTGATGTATATCAAGGGAATGCTATCTGGATCATGAATAAAAAAACCAGAAAATCAATCAGAAAATTAAAAGACAATGATGGAAACTACCTATTGAATAAAGATGTATCTGCAAAATGGGGATATACTTTACTTGGTAAAGATGTTTATACATCTGATAATATGTCAGAAATGGCAGCTGGAAAAACTGCAATTTACTATGGAGACATGAGTGGCCTCGCTGTTAAGCTATCTGAGGATATATCTATTGAAGTGCTTAGAGAAAAATTTGCTACTCAGCACGCTATCGGTGTAGTTGGATGGATAGAAATAGATTCAAAAGTTGAAAATGCTCAAAAGATATCTAAGTTAGTAATGAAGGCAGCGGTTTAATTAGAGATGGGGGTAATCCACCTTCTCAGTTCTATGAGGTGATCAATTTGAAGGTTAGTGAAATAACAATAGAAAATTTAAAAGAATATATAAAAATTGATACTAATGAAGAGGATGTATTTTTACAAAGTATTTTATTAGGTTCAAAGGCTTATATAAAAGGCTATACAGGATTAGATGATGTTAAGGTTGATGAAAAAGAAGACTTGTCTTTAGTAGTTTATGTACTTTGTAGTGAATTGTATGATAATAGACAGTATACAGTAGATAAAGATAAAGTTAATCCGGTTATAAAATCTATACTAGATATGTACAGTATTAACTTGCTATAGTAGGAGGCATACATATGAATGCTGGTGATTTAAAACATAAAATTGATATATGGGGAAATGTAGAAGTTCAAAATAATGCTATGGAAGTTGATATATCTCCAAGAAAAATAAAAAATGTATGGGCATCTATAATCCCTTTAAGTGGAATAGTACAAACTAGTCAACCTAATATATTAGTTGCAAAAACAAGTCATAAATTTAGAATAAGATCTAATGCATTTCCACTTATAAAAAATGATAACTGGATAATTTATAAAGGAATAAAGTACGAAATTAAATATGTTCAACCAGATTTTAAAAGCAATCAATTTATAGAGATATTTACAGAAGTAATTACAGAATAGGTGATGTAATGGCAGATGGATTTGATTTATCTGAACTTATGGAATATGCAAAAACAATAGAAAACACTTCTAACAACATGAAACAAGGCACTTTTGCTAAAAAGTTTTTAAGAAAAGAAGGTAATGAACTTAATAAACTTAATAAAAGCACTTATAAATCAAAAGGAATTGGAGAAGTTACTGGGAATCTATTAAGAGGATTTAAAAGAGGAAAAATATATAAATATGACGGAGCATGGAGTGTAAGAGCTTTAAATTCATCCCATCATGCTCACCTACTTGATAGAGGATGGATTCATAAAGCTAGCAATGGAAATGAGAAATTTATTCCAGGATTTAATTTTATGGAAGAGGCAAGACAAGCTTTTGAAAGTGGATATTATAGTGATGTAGAAGAGTTTTTAGAAGAAATTATAGAAAAAGGATTGTAATGTAGCATAAAAATATAAAGTTTTATTAATTTTAAAAATAATTTTTCCAACAGAAAGAGGGTGGTTTAAATTATAACTTTGAAAGATATTAATAAAGCTGTGGTAATACAAGTAACACAAGGATTGATAAATACTACATTTAAAAATGTCAAATTTACATCTACAGATATAACAGAAAATTTAACAAGACCATCCTTTTTCATTGATTTTGAAAATAATAAAACAGGTTTAATGAATGCTTTTAACAAAGAAAGAAATGTAGAGTTAAAGCTTTTTTATTTTTCTAAAACTAGAAAAAATAATAAGCTAGAATTAATGGATATGCAAGAGCAATTAGAAAATATTTTTCTAAAATATATAAAAGTAAATGATGATTTTTACATTCCAATAAATAATATAGACTTTGATGTGGTTAAAGAGCAAGGGTACTTGCTAGCTACAATTGAATTATACACACTTGAGTTGTTACCAGAAGACAGTCAAAACGATTCTGGAAGTGGAGAAATGATCGAGGAACTAGATATAAAAATAAATACAAATATGTGAAAATAACTTCTTTTACTAGGGTTATTTTTTCATTTTAAAAATTTGAGGGGGTAGTGTTATGGCGATAAAACAGCCAGATATAGATATATCTTTCAAACAGAGGGCAAGTTCCTTCGTTGAAAGAAGTGCTAGAGGTAATGTTATCTTAATATTAAAAGATGATACAGATAAAACATTTAGTACAAAGGAATACAAATTAATTACAGATGTTGAAGCTGATAGCACTAAATATACATCTGATAACTTGCAGTATATAAAAGACTGCATGGAAGGCACTCCAAACAAAGTAATAGTTGTTAGAATAGATACAATAAAAACTATAACAGATGCTTTAAATATAGTAGCTACATTGAGCACCGGCTGGATTTCCACAGTGGGGGAAAAAGCTGATTATGATACAATCTCAACCTGGACTAAACAAATTAGAACACAGAAGAAAACTTTTAAGTCAACTGTTTGCGACACTACAACAGCACCAAATTGCGAAGGTGTAGTAGATTTATTTAAAACTAAAGTTACTTTTAAAGATAATAGAGGGGAGCAGGACTCACAGAAAATAATTCCAACTATACTTGGTTTATTAGCTGGTGCCAATGTAACTAAAGGTACTACATATTTAGAAGTTCCTAATTTAGCATCTGTTGTTGAACCTGCAGATGTGGATGCTGAAATTGCAAAAGGAAAAATGGTTCTTGTGAATGATGAAGGTACAGTTAAAATAGCACTGGGCATAAACTCTCTGACAACATTCACAACGGATAAAACAGAAGATCTTGCTTTCGTTGAAATTGTAGAGGCACAGGATTTAATGTTTGATGATATAAGAAAGACTTTCAAAAGTGATTTTATCAGCAAATATAAGAATAAATATGATAATCAAGTCATTTTTTTAAGTGCTGTTAATTCCTATTTAAAGGACTTAGCTAAGACAGATGTTTTAGATAGTGAATATGAAAATAAGTCTAGTATAAATGTTGAGTTACAAAGAGCAGCTTGGATTGCAGCAGGATACCCTGAAGCACAGAATTGGGATGAAACAAAAGTAAAAAATATGAGTTTTAAAAGACAAATGTTTTTATCTGGACAAGTTAAAATATTGTTTTCTGTTTGTGATCTAAAATTCGACATAAACATGATGTAAGAGTGTGTAAAACCACTCTTTTTATTTTAGAACAAATTAGTTTTAGGAGGTAATTATATGACAGCTGCAAATAAAGGCAACAAAGTACTAAGTGCGAATGAATGCAGTATTTGGGTAAATAACGAATTATGGAGTGATATAGCCAAGGCAACAGCTAAGGTTAAAGCTAACTTTGAAAAGGTAAATTTCGTAGGTGATCCGAAAACATATCAGCGTTATCAAGGTTATGAAGGGGAAGGGTCACTCACACTAAATAAAACTAATTCAAAAGCCTCAGAATTAGTTTTTGAAGGATTTAAAACTGGTAATTTTCCAGATATAAAAATAATAGCTAAACAAGGTCGTGTTGATGGAAAAGCTGAAAGATGGGAAGTTAGTGGAGTAATATTTAATGAACTTACGCTATTTGATATGGAAAGTAGTAAGTTGATACAACAAGAATTGCCATTTACATTCGTAGAAGCTGATTTAGGCGATAAAATAGATGATTAGGAGGAATTTGTATGAGTAAAGTAACATTTCAGGACTTTTTAAATAAAGTTAAGCAAAAACAGGAAAGTAAGGTAAAAATACTAGATTTAGAAGTTTCTAGTTTAGGTTGTTCATTAACATTTACAAGACCTAGTGATGATGAACTATTAGATTATTCTAATGAAATGGCTAATAGTGTTACTGTAAATGCTAATAAAGAAATAGTGGATCAAGACATGAAGAAAATGTACAAAGCTAGTAAAAGTTTAGTTTATAGCTGTTGTAATTATTTAAAAGAAAAAGAGTTGCAGGAAGAATTAAAACCAGATGAGCCTTGGGATGTTGTAGAGAAAATATTTGACCAAAAGGAAGTCTTAGAACTAGCTACAGACATTTACAAGGCTTTTGCTAATGGAGATATAGGTGAAACAATAAAAAACTTGTAAGAGGTAGAGGAGATACTGGAGGGGAATTTTATTGGGTTTCCTACTACCTCCAAAAAGGATTTAAATTGGAGTATCTTATAAATTTAACACCTACAGAAAAACAATTTTATATTGAAAGTATGGAGTTTGAATTTGAACTTGAAGTAAAGAAAGATGTGAAAAGAATTAAACTATTAGTAAGTGCTCTATTTGGCGAAAAGAGGTGAGAATATGGGAAAAGTTATTAGTACCATACTTAACCTGAAGGATAATTTTAGCAATGTTCTTAGTAAGACCACAGATAATGTTAGAAAATTTCAGGATCAAACTAAAAAGTCACAAGCAGCTATTAGTGGAATGAGTGGAGCTGTTTCTAAGGCTGGAAATCATATTACTAGTACACTTGCGGGATTAGGGATAGGCTATGCAATAGAGGAAGCAGGAAGAAAGAGTATAATGTTAGCATCAGATTTAAATGAAGTCCAGAACGTAGTTGATGTTACATTTGGAAACAGCAGCAAAGTAATAGATCAGTGGTCAGATAAAGCTTTAAATGCGTATGGACTATCTACTTTGCAAGCTAAACAATTTAATGGTACGTTAGGTGCATTAATGAAGTCTAGCGGTATAAGTTCTGATAAACTTGTAGAAATGTCTGAGAACATGACAGGGCTTGCTGGGGATTTTGCTTCATTCTATAATTTGAGACCGGAAGAAGCCTTTGAAAAAATCAAAAGCGGAATATCTGGAGAAACAGAGCCTTTAAAGGCTTTAGGTATCAATATGTCTGTAGCAAATTTAGAAACAAGCGAATATGTAAAGACATTAGGCAAGAAATGGGACAAGATGACACAAGGCGAGCAAACAATGGCTAGATATATGTATCTCATGAAGGCCAGTAAAGATGCACAAGGAGACTTTAATAGAACTTCCCAAAGCTTTGCTAACCAATTAAGAATAGCAAAAACAAGTGCAGAGCAGGCAGGAGCATCTATTGCAAGCATATTTCTTCCATCTTTAAACAAGGTATTGCTGGCTGTAAATGCTGGTGGATTAGATCAAAAAATACTTAAGGTTAAAGATTCTGTATTTAGTGTTATAAATTACATAACGCCTAGTTTTCAAAACTTATGGTCATGGATTGTAAAGTTTGGAGATGCTACAGGACTTTCAACTTTTATTAATAATATAAAAACAGATGTAGCAACAGGTAATCTAGATACATTGAAATGGATTTTAAAAGATGTGTTAGACGGAGCAACTGCAGTTGTGAGCTTTGTAACAAATCATTGGGAGGAAATAGGACCAGCTGTTTATACTGCAATCGGTGCTTTTGTTGCTTTTGAATTGGCAGTTAAAGGCGCTATGATAGTAGAAAGTTTATCAGGATTAATAACCGTTGCGACTATCATCTGGGATGGTTATACGATGGGTGTGGGTGCAGCAGCAATTGCACAGGATCTATTAAATTTAGCAATGAAAAGTAACCCAATAGGAACAGTAATTACCTTGCTTGGATTATTAGCATTGGCAATAGCAGAAGTTGTTACTCATTGGAAAGATATATGTGCATGGGTAGAGAAAGCATGGAATTGGCTAAAAACATGGAATGGAACTAAAGCAGAAAATAAATCAGTAACATTTACACAGACAAGGATAGATGATAACCGAACCATTGGAGAAAGACAAGCAGAGCGTATAGGTAAAAATGCTACTGGTACTTCATATTCTCCAGGTGGTTTAACTATGGTTGGTGAATATGGTAGGGAATTAGTAGAAATGCCTAAAGGTTCAAAAGTTCATACAGCTAGTCAAACAAAAGATATACTTGATAGTAATAATAAAGGAGTATATATATATGTGACTATACAGGGCAATGTGATAGGAAATGAAGAGTTTGCTGATGAGGTTGGAAATCATATTTACAATAAAGTTAGTTTAGCAATGCAGAGGTAAAAAATTACCTCTGTTTTTTCTGGAGGTGATTAAAATAGCTGATATTTTTATAAGTGATAAAGATAGAACAAAAGTATTTCAATTACCTATTCTCCCAGAGAGGTTTCCAGAGTTCTCAAGAGCAGCTAAGAATGAGGAATTTGAAACATGGGAAGATGGAGTTTATACACTTATTGGTAATGTAGATGCTATTAAATTTAGCTTAGAGTGTTGGCTTCCAGGTATGGATAAAGAATATTCTTTTGCTAAGAGTAAAATAAATCCATATGATTTAATTAATTTAATGCATAATGCAATGTTAGAAAAGAACCCAATTCGGTATGTAGCTAATAGAAACCCTAATTTGAAATTACCAGTTGAAATTACAAATATGTTAGTTACAGTGGAAAGTTTAAGTTGGTATGAGGATAGATTGGGAGATGTACAGTATAAAGTAGATTTCAAAGAATACAGGGAGATAACTTAATGTGGTATTTATATGGATTACATAAAGACAAATGGGTTGATATACTGCCGAAATGTAATAATGTTACATGGAGCTTTGATAAGGATACATTTGTTTCAGATTTAAATTTTGATAGTTTATATGATTTACCAGAGAGTATGCATATTTCTTTGTTTAAAGACAGTAGACCTGTTTGGAGAGGAATGATTATAAAAAAGAATAATAAGAAGACCAGTGCTAGTTATAATTGCTTGGATTACGGACTATATTACACTAAAAATAAAATGAGTGTAATACAGTTTAATAATATTAATACTCATTTAGCTATAAACCATCTATGCGAATATTGGGGCCTAGAGCATGATGTGGTGGCCTTTGTATCTAAAGTTGACAAGATATACAAAGCAAAAACATTGATTGAAATGGTTGATGATATGCTTGATATGGCAAGTAAAGAACTTGGTGTTGAATTTATAAGGGAAATGAGAAATAAGCATCTATATGTAAATGCCTTTGAAGATATACCAGTATTAACATCTAAATATAAATTAGGTTCAGACTTTTCTATAACTAGAAGTATGGAGAATATGAAAAATAGAATTATTATGATGACCAATAAAGATGATGATTATAAGATATTAGATACATTGGAATATACTAACGGAATTAAAACCTATGGAGCATTTACGGATGTTATAGAATTAGACGAAAAAGATGAAAGTCAAGCTAGAAATATAGGACAGAACTTACTCAACAAAAATGGAGGGACTGAAAGAGAAGCAACATTTAATGTTTTAGGATTAGAAGATGCAGAACTAATAAGGTGTAATAGAAAACTTCCGTTAACCATAAAAAAGTATGGACTAGATGGAGTTTTCAGGATTAAATCTTGTTCTCATACATTAAATAATAATAATCACAAAATTAATATAACAATTACTTGGTAGGTGATAATATGGATTATAGCATAGGATTTGCGAAAGCTTTTAATGAAAGAAATAATGTAGAAAAAATAGGTGCTATAACTGGCGATGTAGTAAGTGTTGATCCATTAGAAATAAGTACATTTGGAGGGAACGTATTATTAAATGAAACTCATATAACAGTTTGTAAGAGTGCAACGGAATACACTATGCCAGTAACTATAAATATTACTAGTGAAACCTACACAGGTATTGTTACACATGAAGGTATAAAAAAAGGTGATAAAGTGCTACTTATTGCCTCTGAAAGTGGAAAAAGATTTTATTTAATAGATAAGGTGGTGTAGGTTACTATGGACACTATACCTTTAATACCAGATTTAGAAGAGCAAATTAATACAGAAAATCAAACTTCTACACTAAAAATAGGTAGGAGTTTTTTATTTGATTTTACTGAAAATAAATTTGTAATTAAAGATGGAAATATGATAGAAATAACTGGTCTACAAGCTTTGGAGCAATGGATAAGATTATGTCTTAACACTTTGGTAAAAAAATATAAAGTGTATGAGGATACAGAGTTCGGATGCAAGATAGAAGATCTACTTGGTAGTAGATTAAATTCTTATACATATTCCGAAATGCAGAGAGAAATAAGAGAGGCTCTTATTAAAAATGAAAATATAAAGGATGTAAGAAATATAGTTATAACTCAAGAAAAAAGAACTTTTACAGTTGCTATGGATGTTGAATTAGTAAATAAAGAATTATTATATCAAAGTGTGGTGATATAGATGTTCGAAGATAAAACTGTAGAAAATATAAATAAAGAAATGCTGGATAGCATAGATGATAGTTATGAAAAGTCAGTTGGAAATCCAACAGCAGATATTGTAAAGTCTTTTGCCATAGAAGAGGCATCCATATATGCAGCATTAAAATTAATATTTGACAAGATAAATGTAGATAACCTAACCGGCGATGAACTTGAAAGATATACTAAGCAGCGTAAAGGAATAACTAGAAAGCCTGGAAATGCATCTATAGGTGTATTAACTGTAAATGGCACTGGTACTATAAATATAAATGATTTATTTGAAACAGCTTCAGGAGTACAGTTTATATCTCTAGAAACTAAAAATATAACTGGTACTGGTTCAATTAATATACGAGCGGTTACTATAGGATTTAGTAGTAATGTTCCGGCAAATACTATAACACAGATGCCAGTTACATTAGCAGGAATAACAAGTGTAACAAATACAGCTGCAACATATGATGGATATGATGCTGAAACTGATGATTCTCTAAGACAAAGGTACTATGAAGCATTGAGAAAACCTCCTACTAGTGCTAACAAGTATCATTATTTGGCTTGGGCTAAGGAAGTTACAGGTGTTGGAGGTGCAATTATCTTTCCTACATGGAATGGAGATAACACTGTCAAAGCAGTTATAGTGGATGACAATAAGCTTCCTGCAAATTCTGATTTAGTTAGTAGAACACAAGCACATATTGATCCATTAAATGAAAGTAATATACCTAAAGGGGATGGAAGCGGAGAAGCTCCAATTGGAGCATATTGTACAGTAGAAAGTGCTACAGCTAAGAACATTGTCATAAAAGTTAAAGTAACAAAAGCGAATGCTAATTATACAGATGATGAGATTATAGCTAATATAACAAATAATGTTCTTCTATATTTCAAGGGAATCGCCTTAGATGAAGATAACAACTATGTTTCTTATGCAAAAATAGGTAATTTGATAATAACTTCTGATGGCATAGCTGACTATGATAACAGTACTTTTACTATAAACGATAGTAACACAAATATTCATCTATCGTTAAGCGCAACTTTATGCGAAGTTCCAGTATTGACACAGGTGGTGTTATTACCATGACAAAAGATACCTTAATTAAGAATCTACACAAATTATATAGAGAAGATCCTTGGATAAATGAATTGTTCAATAGTGCAGGCATAACATTAGATAAAATTAATGCAGCAATTGAAGATTTAGAAAATCAATATTGGTTTGATACTATGACATGGGCTATTCCAGTAGTAGAAAATATGCTTCAGTTTAAAACAGATAGTAATGCAGCAATTGAAGATAGAAGAAGTCAACTTGAAGCTAGGTGGAAAAGTAATGGTAAAGCAGATATATATTTATTACAAGCAGTAGCAAATTCATGGAGAAATGGAGATGTAACTGTTTCTTTTGTTAATGGAAAAATAAAAGTCACATTTGTAGGAGAATTTGGAGTACCAAAAGATTTAGAGGGCTTGGAAAAAGCATTAGAAGATGTAAAACCAGCACATTTAGCTTTGGTATATTCATACAGATATCTATTAATTAAAGAGATAGATAATACAATGACTTTATCGGAGTTGGAGCAAAGAAAACTAAATGAATTTGCAGGAGGTGAGTTGATTGGCCAGTAATACTCCCAACTTAAATTTATACAAAGCAGATCCTTCTGTAGATGGTAATTCAACGTTTAATATAAAACAAATGCTAAATGATAACTGGGATAAAATAGATTCTGATAAAGCCAATACTGATGCTAAAATAGATGACTTAAAAAAGCCTTATACATGGGGTAAGCTCATTGGTAAGTAGTAGGTGAACATAAATGTTAATAATTAGTAATGTAGAGTACAGCAAAAATCCAGTTAAAGTTAATGAAGCTTTTTTGATTTCTGTAACTATAGTAGAACAAATAGCCTTATGGAGTGATGCTAAAGGCACAACATGGGGAACTATTAAAAATACAACTTGGCAACAAGTAAAATTAAAATATTTTTAGGAGGTACTTTATGGCAGTTCAAACAGTTCAAGTTTTAATAAATGGACAAACATATAATTTAACTTATAATAGCACAAGTGGTAAGTGGGAAGGAACAATAACAGCTCCTAGCACTACCTCGTATAATGTAAACGCAGGACATTATTATCCGGTAACAGTAACAGCAACAGATCAAGCTGGTAATATCACAACAAAAAATGACACTGATGCTACATTAGGCAGCAGTTTAAAACTAGATGTAAATGAGACAGTTAAACCTACAATAACTATAACAGCTCCTTCAAGTGGGGCAAGAGTTGTAAGCTCAACCCCTACTATTACATTCCAACTAAGGGATGCTGATTCTGGAATAAAAATTAGTTCTCTAGCACTTAAAATTGATGGTGGTTCAGCAATTGGGAATACATCTGCTGGAATGACTTGTACTAGCGTTGCTGGAGGATATGACTGTTCTTATGTTGTTCAAAGTGCTTTAGTTGACGGTTCCCATAGTATAACAATAGATATTCAAGACAATGATGGAAACCAGGCAACTACTGTAAGTACAAGCTTCACAGTTGATACTGTTCCGCCAGCATTAAATGTAAGTAACCCTACAAATGGACTTATAACTAATAATCCTAGCTTAACTGTATCTGGAACAACCAATGATACAACATCTTCTCCAGTTACCGTAACAATCAAACTTAATGGCACAGATCAAGGAGTTGTTAATTTATCAAGTGGAAGCTTTAGCAAAGCAATTACATTAGCTCAAGGTACAAATACAATCATAGTACGATCAACAGATGGTTCTGGATTATATAGCGAAGTAACAAGAACAGTAACACTTGACACAACACCACCAACTATATCGACAGTTACAGTAACGCCAAACCCTGTTAACACTGGATCAACTATTACTATATCAGTTACAGTGACGGATTAATATGAAGCTTGTAGGATATATAAACGGGATAGAAGTCAGATTTGACTTTTATCCTCCAAATCAATTCAAAGCTGAAATTCCTAAGAGAATGAGCGGCATTTATTTACTTGAACTTCATGCTATAGATGATGCTGGTAATCAATCAAATATGTGTGATATGGCTGTATTAATAGATTTTGATAAGCTTACATTTAAAGTTTTAGATAGTGAATTTATACATGAAACAAATAATGAAGAGTTTGGATATAAAGAGCTCCAACCAGAATTTTTATACAAGGAGCTGGTGTAATGTATTTTAAAAAAGGAGAAGTTAGAAAAATAGGAATAGAAGTAGTAAGTCAGCTGAATCAAGATTTTATAATTGAAGCAGCTGACTTTTCAATCATAAAAATTAATGGAGAAATAGTTGAAAATGGAATACCAACAATTGAAGAACATAAAATCTTAACTCTATTTGCTGCTAATGAAGTGGGCAAATTTTATTGTGAATTTACCTATAGGATTGGCCCTGAAATATTAAAAGCAAAAATTTATGTGGAGGTTATGTAATGAAGTATACAACTAACTTACAACTAAAGAAACCGGACTACACTGATCCAGCTGATGTACAAGATTTTAATGATAATATGGATACTATCGATGAAAAGATTTCGTCGCATGAAGCTGATATTATAACCCCTTTATATCAAAATACTGTTACAACAACAAATCAGATAAATTCTATAATAACAGAATTTTGTAAACAGATGAAAATTACAAAGATTGAAGGATTAACTGTAGTTAATTTACTAGGTACAGATGGGGATTGTGAAGATGTAGGCAGGTGGTCGCAAAGTAACGGAACACCAAGTCTTGATTCCAGTAATAAAGTTATAGGATCTAACAGTATAAAGATAACCTCACAGACAATAGGGTCTTGCGGTGTCTACCTAAATATAGTGAGCAAGAGTCTGGATGCTTCCAAGTATTATTGCGTATCAGCTTATTTAAAAAATGGGAATGCAACCAATGTTTACTTAATGAAGTATAATGGTTCCAACTATACTTCATTAGCAGGCACCACTATAACAGATGCTACCAAGTTTAACAAAGTGATGTACAAATTTGCAGGAAGCGAAAATATTCAATTCTTAATGGTTATGTTAACAAGTACAGCCAGCGGTCAATACGCTTACGTAGACGGAATAATGTTAGAAGAAATAACAGCTACACAATACGCAGACGCTAACTTCGTGCCAAGTCCTTACGTGAATGGTGATTATTCTGTAGGAGAAAGCTTCACTGTAATCAAGACACGCGGAAAAAATAAACTTAACTTAGTGCAGGGGAGCTACGGAACTAGCGGTAATTTTGTAGCTTACGTAAAAAGCTTAACACACCGTGATGGTGTTATAACAGCGAAACCTGGCACTACCTACGCCGTAAGCTTAAGTAGCCCGTTGAAATACGCTGTACACGAATTTGATTGTAACCGCAACTTATTAACCACAGCTGTGTCGTGGAGTGCGTCAGCAGTTAGCAGTTTCACATATACCACAGGGTCTAACACAAGATATATAGCAATACAGTTTACGATAGACGATACAACTAGAATGTATGCAGAAGACTATCAGATACAACTGGAGGAAGGAAGTGTGGCTACAGCCTATGAGCCTTGTAAAGAAGCTTATATGAAAATTCCATACCCTTTAAGAAGTGTACCTAGCGGAACAACAGATGAAATAACAGAGGGTAAGTGGATAAAGCGAATAGAAAAAGCTGCACTAGATGGTGCTTTAAGTTGGTCTTTATTTGCACATGGCACTGGCTTTAAAAGAGTAGTAGTTTCATTAAGTAATATATACGGTACTTCAACATCTGTGTTATATAAGCATAACAGCAAAGTCTTACCTGTAAATGGCAGCGGTACTACCGCCGACAGTTATATGTTGTTCTCTAATTTAGACGCGTCCTTCCCTAATCAATTGTTTATTACCATTCCGTCAGCTGATTCAGGCTGGGCAGACGCATACACGCCATCCGTTGACGAATTGAGGGCGTATTTTAACGGTTATAAAATGTATCAGTTAGAAAGTGGCGGTTCAATGACACCGTATAACGGCACTGGTACTAAAGCGTGGGCTAAGATAAATCAAGCGTCACCAAGTGTTAGTGGTGTAGACTACAGTTTAACTACGTGCCCGACTGCGCTATGTGGTAATGGTTATATACCTTACCGCCTATACTATCAATTAGCTACACCAGTAATACTAGAGATAAACCAACCTAATTTAGTAACTTTCCCTACCGGGGATTTAGTTATAGAAAGCAGTTCGAAAAGTTGGGTACGCCCTGCGTCTATAACTTATCAAATTGCAGGCAGTTTAAAAGCTAACATAGACGAAGTTATGAAGGGGTTAAGCGCTAGTAGAAGGTTAAATCACACATATGTAGTGGCTTCTCGTAATTTTACAAGTAGTATAGTTATACCTAATGCTACTGATATAAACATAGATAGCGCTAATGTTACAGTTAACACTTATGGGGTATATGTAGCTGTAATTAGAGCAACATGGGGACCAAATGCTATCAGTGCGAACAGAAAAGCATGGATACTAATAAACGGCGCTGGTTACGATTGTTCCATTGTTTCAGCGCCCGACAGTTACACAGAGCACTTTATTGTAAGTGTAATAGGGTTGGCAGCAGGGGACAAAGTGGGCGTGAGAGTATGGCAAAATTCGGGGTCTTCCCAGCCTTTAGCCTTTGCTAATGTAACCTTATGCAGAGTGGGCGATTATGTAGAAATGAAAGAAGGTGACTAAGTATGATAGAGAAACAATACGAGAAAGTTAACGTATGTAAACTACAAGACGAACTAATAGCAGCGGGCTTGCTAGCAGGGAGTTTTACAACTTTTGAAGTAGGGGAAGACGTAGCGCAAATACAGTTTCCCGACGACGTTGATTTAGAATTAGTTGAGAGTGTAGTGGAAAAACATGATAAAACCCCACTACCTCCACCAAAAACAGATTTAGAGTTAGCACAAGAAACTATTAACTATTTAGGAACACAACTGTTTGAAACGCAAACGCAATTATTTGAAACGCAAGTTCAATCAATGCAAATTGAGCAAGATAAAAATAGTTTGGGAAGCCAATTATTTGATTTACAAACTCAATTAATGATGAAAGGGGTAATTTAAAGTATGAGTAATTTTGATTGGTGTAAAAAAGCATATGATAACCATTGGGCAACGGAGACACAATTACAAACGTGGGTTAGTTTGAATAGATTAACCCCACAAGAGTATTTTACAATAACTGGCGATACTTTGTTTTTAAAAACATTAGTGGTTGATGGAAAAATAACAACAGAAGAATATAAAACAATTACTGGTATTGATTATGTCGTATAGGAAAACTTAGATGAATAAATCGTAAATATTAAATATAAGTATTTTTAGAGTTTGGATATGGCCAGACTCTTTTATTTTTGTGAAAACAGGAGGTATGTAATGGAACATTTTTTAGACTATCTTAATGAATACTTCACAGGTAAAACAGGAGCCATCGGTGCAGCAGGAGCTGGAATGGGAACATTATTTACCTGGCTATTTGGATCTTGGGAAATTGGTTTAAAAGTTTTACTAACGTGTATGGTCTTAGACTATATTATGGGACTTATGTGTGGTACAAAAGATAAACAGTTGAGTTCTAATAAGGGTTATCTAGGCTTGAAAAAGAAATTTACTATGCTCATAATCCTAATATTAGCTGTACTTATAGACAGATTGCTTGGTCAAGGGTGGATGTTTAGAACATTAGTTATTTATTTTTATGCGTCTATGGAAGGTATAAGCATTTTAGAAAATGCAGCTAAATTAGGGGTTCCAATACCAGAAAAATTAAAGGAAATATTAGTCCAACTAAAAGAAGGTAATAAAAAAGAACTCAAGAAAGAGGAGGAGTAAAAATGTTAAGTTTAAACACTATTATTGCAATGGATATGGGACATACACTTTCAGGACCAGATTACGGTACTAGTGCAATTAAGGAGGAAAGCTTACTAACTAGAGAAGTTGGTGAGAGGGTAATAGCTAAACTAAGGGCCTTAGGATATAAAGTTGTAAACTGTAGTTGTGATAAAGCTACTAATATAGATGCTTCTCTATACTATAGATATGATACAGCTAATAATAGTGGTGCAGGAATATTTATATCTATACACTTTAACGCTACTATAGGAGGATTTGGGACCGAGATTTATACTTATGGATCAAAAGAAATACCAGAGGCAGTTGCAGTTTTAAATGCTATTTGTGCTTTAGGTTATAAAAATAGGGGGATTAAAGATGGTAAGGGATTAGCGGTTATCAAACATACCAATATGCCAGCTATGTTGGTTGAGTGTTGCTTTGTAGATTCTCAGCATGATATGAATATATATAATGCTGAAGCTATAGCCGATGCAATAGTGAAAGGTTTAACTGGACAGACTGTGTCAAATACAGTAACGTCAACTACTTCCACAGTAAAGATCAGTGATGCTATAAAAGCATTGCAGTATGATTTGAATATAGACTATAATGCAAAATTAACACTAACAGGAATTGCAGATGCTGCTACTATTGCTGCATTAAAAGGAATACAAAGCATTATTGTTAAGAGACATAAAAGCAGCGTAGTTAAGTGGATTCAACAGAAGCTTATAGGGTATGGTTATTTAGATAAAGGGACAGATACAGGAATCTATGATGAGCCAACTTTCCAGGCGGTAACGAATATGCAAAAGAACTGGGGAAGGCCTACAGATGGCATTTTACGTATAGAAACCTGGAATATATTCTTAAACAATTAATGCAAGAGAGCTGTAAAAGGCTCTCTTTTAAATTAAAAAATAAAATTCTGGAGGAATGAAATTATGATAAGCGTACAAACAATTCAATTAGTAACTACAGGAGTAGTTACTGGTGGAGTTTTAAGTTTTTTAGGTTTTACATTCTATGCAAAGAAAAAGGGCATAAAGCTAGGGAGTATTTTAAATAAAGCAGAAGAGGTTGTAAATACAGCAGGAGCAACATTAGATACTATAGAGCCTGTACTACCACCTGCAATTGCAAGTAATTTAGAGTATATAGAGAAATGGGCTAAAATAGCAGTAGGTAAAGCACAGCAGTTATATCACTCCGGAGAGATAGGAAAAGATGATAGAAAGACTAAAGCAGAAGAGGTAGTAAATGACTTACTAAAAGAGCTTAATATAACTACTACAGATTCTATAAAAACACTTATAGATGCAGCTATTGAGTATGCAGTAAATGAAAGTGGTCATGTTGAGAAAACCGAAGCTGAAAAAGAAATTGAGAAACAAGCATTACAAGCTCAAGTTGCACAACTTACAACAGAAAATACTACTCTTAAAAATGCTATAACTACTGCAGCTAGTACAGTGCAAACAACAACTTCAGCTGCACAATAATAATTTATCCCAGGCTTAGGCTTGGGGCTTTTTTATTTTTTGTAATTAAATATGCTTAAGTTATACTTATTTACAATTTCTTTACAAAATGCATGTAAATTTGATATAATTAGTACAAAATTTACATATTAGGGGGGAATCACAAATGAGTAAAATGAAAAATTGTAAAGTGTGTGGCAATCAAATTGCAAAAGGGGTGAATAAATGCGTTCACTGTGGAAAGGATCAACGAAACTTTTTTATGAAACATAAAATAATAACTATAATTCTTGGATTAGTTATATTAGGTGGAATTGGTTCAGGTATGGGTGGTGATAAAGACAATGCTACTAAAACTTCAACTGCTAGCACAAAAGAAACAACTCAAAGCAAATCAGCAGAATCAAAGAAGGAAGATCCAGTTTATAAAGTAGGAGATGTAATCAAGACGGATAAGTTTGAAGTTACTATTGTTTCTATTGAGGAAAAAGCTCAAGTTGGAGGCGAATATATTAAAAAAACACCATCTGAAGGTGGAACATATATAGCTGTTCAGTTTCAATACAAAAACATTAGTGATAAACCTGTTGGGAGTTTTTCTAAGCCTAGTATAAATTTAACAGATAAAAGTGGAACTAAATATAAGGCTGATATTGATGCTTCAAGTACATTTGCAACAGAGGTTAATCCAGATAGAAAAATTGTAAGTGATTTAAACCCTGGCATTACCGTAAAAGATGCTGACGTATTTGAAATCTCTAAGGATTCATATAGTAAAGGTGGCTGGAAGCTTTTAGTTGCTGAAGGTAGTAAAAAAGCAAATATAAATATTAATTAAAAATATATTTTCACGAAGCCCTTAGGGGCTTTTTTCTTTTTGGAAAGAGTACGTATGTCAATAAATTGTGATTAAGTTGTGGGAAAAGTGTGGATAACTATAATCCGTATGTGTAATTTAAACATATGGAATTCAGGAATTTTATACCCATACCATAGGCGGATAATACCACACGTGGGAAACCCACATCTATAATAATACTATAGTTAAATAAGACTTTATATAAATGATATTATATATAAACAACTACTATATAAAACTATATTATATACCTAAAGGTATACTATAAAATAATAGATAGCGGTTGTTTTGTCAAGTGTAAATTTTATAGATAACAATAAAAATATATATCAACATAACAATAAATGTGGTATAATATACTTAAGAATTAAACGGAGGGATTGGTATGGCAAGAAAAGCTATAAATACAACTATTGATGAAAAGTTAATAAAAGATATAAAACGGTTAACGGTAGAAGAAGAGTGTAACATAAATGATTTAATTGAAGAAGGATTAAGACTTGTACTTGAAAAACGTAAAAGCAGTAACCAAGGTGAATAAACCTTGGTTTATTTTTTTATTTAAAAATATGTTGTTGACAACATAACAACATGAGTGATATACTTTATTTAACAACATAACAACATAACAACATAAAGTAAATTAAGGAGGTGGCTACATGACTACTAAAGGATTCACTAAAATAAACAATTCAATAATTTTTAATGCAGACCTATCTTTAGAAGCTATAGGGCTTTATGTTAAGCTACAATACTTATCAACTATAGATAACTTTTCTATTAAAAGAGACTACATAAGATCCATTAGTGGTTATGGTGAGACTGCCTTCAGAAGAGTTTGGAAGGAGTTAAAGGACAAAGGTGTACTTATAGAAACTAAATCAAGAAGTAAGGGGAGATATGAGTATAAATACACTTTAAAAACCGATAACACAGCAAAGGTTACTGCTCCAACGGAAGAAAAGAAACCTAAACATATAGATAGTGATGGGAATACTCCACTAGATGGGCAAGTAAACATTGATGATGTCATAGGAGCGGATCAACAAGAAAAGCCTGTTATAAATAAAAATACTGCAGAGATAGTAAAAGCTACAGGATTTGATGATTCTCAAGCAAAGGAGCTTTTAAAATTAGCTAATAATAATGAAAGTAAAGTGATAGAAAGCTATAACTACACATTAAAGCAGAGAGAAGTAAGGAATACATTCAATTACACTAAATGGGTTATAGCAAACAAAATTAATGTCCAAGAAAGCAATACAGTTAAAAGCACTTTTAATAATTTTAAACAGCGACAATATGATTTTGATAGATTAAAAAAGGCATTATTGTATGGGGAACCATATGAGTTGCCTGCATAGGAGGTTTATTAATTATGGATAAGGATTATATAAAGGCTGCAAGTATTGCAAATGATGCTTTAAGCAGAATAAATAGCATATATGATAATGCTAAAACTGGAATCTTTGAGGATAACAAAGCTTGTAAAGCAATGGAAGAGTTTATATCAAGTATTGAAGATTTTGTAAATACTGTTGAGCATTATTCTAAAGACACTAAAGAAGGTTATTTGGAATTAAATAAAAATGGAAGATATGAATTAAAAGGTACAGAACTTACATGTGGTTATCCAGTGGAAATCTATAATAGAAAATATGGTGAATGGAATGATGGCAGAATAGAACATTCTGATGAATATGGAGGCTATTATTTTTATAATTACGATGATAGACATATGAGTCTGTCTGATGAAGTTAAAGCAAGAATAAGATACTGATTAAATTATATAAGGGAGATGTTTATAATGAGTAAAGAAATAAAAAGCACAATAATTGATTTAGGGAATATTAATGTGAAATTTATAGGAGATAACAAAGGTAAATTTAGCAGTAAAATAACTAATGATTATCAATCATATGAAGAAGGATTTCAAAGAATAGAATATAATGGTACAAAAACATATATAGGTATAGGAGAACTATCAAGAGAATTTAACAAGGCTGATAGGGATTATATGGCTCAACTTCTTTATGGTATAGGAAAAGCTAATACAGCAGATACAACAGAAACTAATCTTACCTTATTGCTACCAATAATACAGATGAAAAATAAAGCTAAGTTAGTGGCAGCTCTTAAAGAAAAAACATTTAATTTTAAATTTAATCGCGAAGATAGAAGTATAAAAATAAATGACTTATTGGTGCTACCAGAGGGATATGCTTCATACTACAGTTTAGATATAGAAGATAGAAAAGGTGATGTATGTATATTAGACATAGGTTCAAGAACGATTAATATATGTGTATTGGAAAATGGAAAAATAGCAAAAACCAATACAATTAAACTAGGATCATTTGATTTCTACTCTAAAATAAAAGCTATAGAGAACGCTAAGGGTGAAGATTTTACAGAGGAAGATGTACAAAGGTTAATTGATAATGGACTTATTAAAATAGAGTCTAAGCAATATATCGAATTTTTGGGTGATATATTAAATCTGGTTAAGCCATATGTTAATCTTAAAACTTATAATACAATATTCACTGGAGGTACAAGCTTGATGTTAAAAGACTATATTACTAAACTTCCATTAAGTAAATTTAAAATACATCAAAATGCAGAAACAAGCAATGTAGATGGAGCATTGGAAGCGGCTAAGAAGGTGTGGAGCAATGGCAATAAGCAACAATAGTGCAAGAGTTCAGTTCACTCTTAATAAAAGCAAAGATAAAGAAAAAATTATAGCAAAGTTCCTTGAGGAGTTTATAAATCCTAATAATGCCATAAAAGAAATCTTATATAACTATATAGTGAGTAATAGTGATACAAAGTTACTTAAAGTTACTCACTCGGAAGTTACTCAAAGTGATACGAAGTTACTTGAAGTTAGTAAAAGTGAGTTACTTGATGATAATATAGTTACTCAAGGTGAGGTAAAGTTACCGGAAGTGAGTGACTTAGAGCAAAATGAGTTAGAAGAATTGAGTAAGTTTATTTAAAATATAAGACTAAGCCCTTTTGGGCTTTTTTTCTTTTTTAGTCACTAGTTTTACAAAATTGGAATAAAATTAGAATGTTCGCTTGTTAAATAAACAAGTGTTCGTTATAATAAGAATACAAATTATAAATAGTGAGGAGATATATTTATGATGATAGAAGCAGCATTAACTAAAAAGCAAATTGATTTTTTAAAGGTATTAATTACTTACATAAAAGAACATCAATTTCCACCAACTATTAGAGAGCTGTGCGAACTAACTGGACTAAAATCAACCAGTACAGTTAAAGGATATATAGATAGGCTAGTTGAAAAGGGAATATTAGAAAGAGAAGATGATAAACCACGTACGTTAAGAGTTGTAAAAGCTTTGAATATTTAAAGAAGCACTCTATTTAAGAGTGCTTTTGAATATAGATTTATTAGTTTCCTTGCATATTAGATTAAATTTTACAAATTTGAGTGGTGACAAGTGTTTCGGTATTTTTTATAGATTATGGAATTATTTTTATAAAAATGCTATTATAAGTGCATAAAACTAAATATATCAAGTTACAGAAAACAAATATCTTTTTATTGTAAAATATTTAAGGCAATGTTAATGATCAGAAATACTTATTCATTCTTGTTTTTCTTATATAACTTGCTAAATGAAACTTTTAGACTGGTTCTACATAAAAGATAGTCTAAGGTTGTATCGAAATAATCAGCAATTTTGACTAACATATCAAGGTTAGGCTCCCTATATCCTATTTCGTAGCCAGAAAGTGTGTTGCGTTCAATATGTAAAGCTTCTGCAACTTCTTGTTGTGTTAGATCTTTATCCTCTCTTAGGCCTTTAAGTCTTTCATGAAATAACATTATAACCACCTCAAAAATATGGTAGCATGATAAGTTTAGAGAAGAAAAAAAGAGTCGCGTTACGCGACGTAAAATGAATACAGTTTAATGATTAAGCGTTCTTTTAAACACTGTAATATAACATAGTTAATTTATTACATAAAAATACAAAAGGGGATGAGTAGTAGTGACAACATATAAAACAGAAGATGAGAAGCCAATGCAAAATAAAAAAGTAAGAGTTATATTAAAGTTGAAAATAAAAAAACAGAAAGTTTACTAAGCTTTCTGTTTTAAAAAATAATCTATATGTATATTAAGGCTTTCACATATTTTTCTTAAGTTTTTTAAATTTGGTTTATATCCTATTTCATATCTACATAGACTCGAATACCCTATATTACACATTTGGGCAAATTGACGCTGAGTGAATCCTTGAAGCATTCTTAATTTATAGATTTTGTGTGCAATAGTATCTTCTGAAAGAGTAGCGTATGCTATTGCACCAGTACTTTCAATAGGTTCAAATATTTTTTTAAATGTTGCAGTTTTGTTCACATAGCACATGTAAAGTTAATGACTTCATACTACCCATTAGAGAAGTTAAGAAAAATAAAGGGTCTGGAAAATGCAAAATACATTGACCCTTATGCAGGAGGAAAAGGAAACTCTATTCGGTATCTTTCTGTGGCTCCAAGATCAGATGACATGAGGGTAAAGGGAATAAGTAATCTGTTCTGTGGTGGAGAGAAGAGTGGTCTTTTCGTAGGGCATACTGAAGCTTGAATTAACAAACTGCAAGAAATTGGATATATTTAGGAAAGTGCCTTTTATTTTTTTTTAGCACCTCCCCAAAGCTTTATATCTATATGGCCGGTGGAACTGTCCCAGGTGATTTTATCTACAACAGATGAAAGTAAATATTTTTTATAATCTATATCTATCATTTCTATAGTCTTACTAAACTCACTAAGGCTTTTTATTATTAAATCTAAGTTAACATCAATATCGTATTTTTTCTCATTTTCATTATTAATATTATTTAGTTTAGTTCTCAGTGAGGTTAACTCATTTTCTCTATTTTCTATTTCAGTTATTATATATTTAGCTGCAGATGAGTTTTTATTTTCAGCTAGTTGTTTTACTAAGTTATTTATGCTAATTTCTAGTTCAGCAATACTTTTGCTAATAGTTTCAGTTCCTGACAAATCAGTAGTTGAAGAAATTTCGTCTTTAAGTGACTTTAGCTCTTCAATTAGAATGTTATCATCCTTAGTAATTTCTTTTAGTTTATTTATAGTAACTTGCTCTATTTTATCAACTCTTACGTTACCATTATTACATCTAGTGCCTTTAGAATTTGTTTTCATGGCACAAGAGTAATAATATATTTTCTTTCCATCTTTATTTATTCCACCATGAATTACAGTCATATTAGCACCACATTTGCCACATCTTAATATACCGGTTAGCAAAGCATTATGAGTTCTACCGAGCTGAGGAGCCTTAACTTTATTTGTCTTGAGAGTCTCCTGTATTTCTAACCAATTAGCTGCCTCAATAATACCTTCATGTTTTGCTACAGTAGCTATCCACTCATCCATTTCTCTATATTGGTTAGTACCTTTCTTCTTGTTATAAGTTAACATTCCATGTATGCTATCTGGAGTACCAGTTGTAATTATTCCTTTCTTATTTAAATAATCAAATACATTAATATCTGCTTTAACGTATGTAGGATTTGATAACACGTCTGAAACAGATCTAACATTCCAGTCTGCACCTAATTTTGTTTTAATATTATGTTCTAAAAGATACTGGGTTACTTTTCTGAGGGATTTAAATTCTAAGTACCTGTTATATATTAGTTTTATAACTGTTAGCTCATTATCAATAGGAGTAAGTTTATACATAGATCTTTCCTTAAATTCAGAATCAAAATAGCTCATTTTTTCACTCCTAAATCCAAGAGGGGTTTGACCTCCAAGCCAACGACCAGACTTTGCAAGCTCTAGCATGTTATCACGAATACGTTCTGCAATGGTTTCACGCTCTAATTGAGCGAATACAGAGGCTATGTACATCATTGCACGTCCCATTGGTGTTGATGTGTCAAATTGCTCTCTAATGCTTATAAAATCAATGTTAAGTTCCTGTAGTTCATTAATTAGAGTGGAGAAGTCTGCTATGTTTCTACTTATACGGTCTAGACGATAGCATATAAGGAAACTAAACTTTTTAGACTTACCATCTTTTAGCATTTTCTGAAATTGAGGTCTATCAGTAGTTCTACCAGAAAAACCTTCGTCTTCATAGATTAAAAATTCATCTATTCCTAAGCTTTTTGCATGATTGGTACAGAGCTGGATCTGATTTTCAATGGATTCACCTTTACCAGTGAACTTAGATTTTCTAGAGTATATTGCTGCAATCATAGGTATCACTCCTTATATTTTAGTTAGTAAAAAAAGCTTATATTAAATAGTATTCCGAATGATTGGGTTTTAATAAATTATTTTTAATGTAATGTGAAACTAAAGGGGGAATTTTGAGATAGTTAAAGGTAACCACATTAGACATGCTTATATATGTGCAAAAAGGCTGTAAATGAATATCTATTATGAGTGCTTATGGCATATATCTAGTAAGAGACTATGGATACTATTATTATATTTAAGTAAATGAAGCATACATAAGCTATAGGGGGCAAGTATGTGAAGGAAAAGGTTAAAAGTGTTATAGTTACTTATCCAGAAGATATGGATGAACTAACGAAGAACTATTCAAAGTCAATAGCAAGAGTACTTATAAAAATAGTGCCTCCACACCAGATAGATGAATTAATAAAGAGACTAGAAGATAAAGAATGAATAACCAGTGACTCAAATAAGTAAGATATAACTTTTTTATTAAGACATGTTTTAGACAAGATATACTGATAACTATGTTACATGTTTAATTTAAGGGTTAACGAAAATTTATTTAGAAACTACTAAAGAGAAAATTGAACGATGTTAAGGACTACAAAGTGTACAATATATATAGAAAGATATCTTATAGGACATATTTTCTGTAAGGTATCTTAATTTTATTAAAAGTTATTTTAAGTTTTAATGTGTAATTTTTAGAAACTGCTATATTAGGGAGGAGAACAAAACACAAAATAGAAAAAGGAGAAGGTTAGATATTTGATTAAATACATAATAATATAATAATGCTCTAAAATAAAAAGCATTGTGTTTTTGCAAGGATCAAAATGGAAGAGATTACTTATAATGGAGAATATGAATCTCAGAAAATTATAACCTTAAAACATGCTTTTAGGGTATTGAGTAGGGAAAAACTTGAAAAATTATCAAAAATCAATAGATACCCAATAAATGATAACTCAAAGTATTCAGAGATATGTAAGAAGATAATAACTGACTTCGAAAATGGAAAAATTAGTAATGAATTTTATAATTCTATAAAGGAGCATGCTTTTAATCCAGATTTAAATGTACTAGATGGTTTCTTTGTACAATTTGATAACAAAAATAAAGTTGCTATTAGTGAACTAAGAGAATTTTTTGAAATGCCTAATAGTATAAGAAAAACAGCAGATGGGCAAGAAGAAGTAATATCATTCAAAATTATAAATTATTCAGAGCAGAGTATTAGAATATTAGCGACTATAAGCAAAGTCAAATATATATACGACTATAATAACGAATCAAGCTACACGTACTTGCTTCCTAGAAGGGCTATAATAGAAATATATGCAAACAATATTGTATATATACAAACTAGAAATTCTGGTATATATTGTGATATAAAAGGCATTATACAATTAGTATTACAGGATTATTTTAATGATAACAATTTAAAATTAGTCAAGCCGAAATTATCTCAGACACTTAGTATTGATTTAGAAACGAACGGACCTGTAGCAACGTATCAAATGATAAATAGCTATACTATTAAGTTTTTAGATATTATATATGAGTTAGAAAACATGAAATATAATTTTAGCGAATTCTTTGTTAGTGCAATTACCTTTGATCATGAAGATGGATACAATATCGATTTAGATACTATGATATATTCAACAAGTTTTGATGGCAAAAACTTATTTAGAGCACACTGAAGTGAGAAGTAAAATTTTAAATGGAAGAATAATTTTATCAGTTAACTTACAGATAATTTACAATGAGACACTAGGTAATAATAAGTTCCTAATGCATAAAATTGATGCTGGCATAAATTATGAGAAAGGTTTTTTCAGAATTTATATTAAGGATAACGATAAAGTTGACAACTTTATACTAGAAAATGCATATATCAAATTAAAGGAATTATTTATAGATAATTTTTCAAGTAAAAATTTAAATAATGAAGATAAGATAAAAATATTATTAAGGGGTAATTGAAATGGAGCAATTTAAGCTTTCTTTTAAATCTTCCTGGTTATATAAAGTTAATACAGTTGAAGATATAAAAGAACATAAGAGTGTTACACACGTTGGCACTATTAAAAATGTGGGCTTGTTACGTGCAACAAGAATAATTATGCAGGATAAATATGATCTTGCAGATATTAGAAATGCCTTAGTTCATGGAGAGAATGATAAGGCACTAGAAATACTTAATTCAATTACAGAAATAAAGAAATATGTGAAATAGGAATCCTCATACCTAAAATATGCAAATCTGTAGAAGTGGTAGAGGATGATATTAATAGTGAGCTTGTAGATTACATATTTACTAGAGATAAAAGTGGTGGCTCAGGTAATCTAATATTAATTATAAAGTGTAATAGAAGCTTAGAGCATACATATGAGCTAATGACCGTATCAAATAATATAAATGTAATAAAGTTAGAATCGGATATTCCTATAGATAAAAAGTATAATGTGATAGAAATACAAGGAATAAATAAAAGAGATGTAGGGACTCCATATATAACAATTGATTTTAAAATCAAGAAGGGTTTAAATATTGGAATCATAAAGATAAGTCTAATAGGAGAAATAAAAGAATTTTTAGGTGTTGAATTCACCTTAAGAAATAAGACAAAAGATAGAACAATTACTAGCAAGGCTCCCTTGAATTTAGAAGATATATAATAAACTTTATATGAAATATGAAAGAAGTTATCATCCACCTTGTATAGGTGGATGATTTTTTATATATAATTGTGAGAATCATAGGATATTTTCGATTATAGGTATTTCCTAAAAACATCAGTGTTTCATTTAACTATTTTAATGCATTTTTAATAACGCAATCATCAAGGCCATATTAATAATCTTTGAATTATTATCAGTTATCCCATAATGCTGAGCAATAAGTTTCTTTATTTTATCTTCCAGCTCCTTATTTATACTAATAGACTTCTTTACAGTTGAGCTGTGATATATAGAAAAGAATTCCTCGAAAATATCAGGTTGAGGCATATCTGCGGCATCCTTTTTTTGTGCTTTATCCTTGGATTTTTCAATAGAATTTACATTTGGCAGATTAGAAATCAAAGCTCTTAGTATCTCTTCGTTATTTTTATCTGTGCCATTAATTTTTTTCCCTCTTTCCATAAGCTAATTTACATCCTTTTGTAGTTGATCTACTTTTTTTTATATTGTTTCTAAACTATTCATTACAATAGAATGTTCAGTTTCTGTTTTATTATTTTTTTTGTGTTTTTTTATAGGCTCTTCAGGGTTATAACCAGGAATTAAGCTTAAAACCCCATTATCATGTTCGTAAATAGTAGCGAAATCATTTTTTATTTTCTCATCTTCGTTAGTTATAGTGTTATTTTCTTCAGAACCATTGTTATTGTTTGAATTATAAGAATTATCGTCTACACTCAT